TTGCCCTATCCCGTTTGTTTACGCAGTATACTCTGCGACCGAATCTTCAACGGCGTTTTGATACAAGCAGTTCTTGTTCGTGATCCGTTCATGGCTTATGCCTTGTTCTGTGAGAACGGACGATGATACTGGCTCGCAGGAGGACTTTGTCCGTTGCGGGTGACCATTCATGTGGTGGCGAATCGAAGTGCAGGGAGACTAGGTTGAGGGTGTGTTGTATTGCAAATGGAATGAACCAACCATACCGACCTGCGGTATAACTGGGAGCGAAAGCGAAAATGAGAAACCAGCAAACAGGCCTGAACCGCGCTACCAGAGCGCTAATGTCCAGGTTAAACGAAACTTGAATTGAAACTGAAACTAAACTCGACACGACAATGGCACATAACGAGTATAAAACAAAGACATGTGCGAAATTAATGAGACCAGCGGAGGGCTTTGTTTCACCCCGGCGCCCTGGCGAGGATAACCTCACGTCTGATGAGGCCTCAAGGGGCTCCGGTGGAGGAGGAGATGAGAGTGGCACTCTCTTTGCGGATCTGCGTTCCGATCCTTATCCTTCTCCACCGCTGGTGGGCTCTGCTGGGGTGGGAGCCTGTTCCCTTAAAGAACCGGAAGTCCACTGGTCTCTTTCTTCTCACGTCGAGGAAGTAAAACGCATTGACATGCAGTATTCAGCTGCCATTAAGAACAAATTAACTGAAAGTTCCGTTTTGGAAGGTATCGTAAACCTACCCGCTGATGATGAGAACGATGATCAGGCCCTCAAAGCTAACCCGTATACGGTGCTTCACGATGAGGGTGATGATGGATGTTCTCTCAGCGAGCGGTTACGCGCTCGTGCTAAGACATTAGTGAAATTTTACGAGGAGTTGGGAATGACTCGTTCAGCGCAAGAAATTCCCCGGCAAATAATTTGCGGTGGACTCCGGTCCGCTGTGAGACTATGCTTCGTCGATAGGATGAGCCCCATCGACGAATTAAGCTTCAAAACGATCCAGAAACTTGAGAAATCTTGTTGCAAAGGATGTGAACCCCGCTTCCGGGAGAAGCTTGACCAGTGGAAGGAAGCAAGGTTCCAACCAGTCGCCGTCGACGTTGATCACTTGGCGCGTTTCAAACGCGCGCTAAGAATGAATGTTGAAAAGGGATGGGACCGACGACGTGCTCCCTTTATCCCCAACGGTAATGCTACCCGGCAATATCGGAGGAGGGAGGGAGGTAATTGGAACGTGGAAGAATTTAGCGGCTCTTGCCGTTACGAGCTGGTGTTTTCGTCTGGAAAGCCGAGAGTGGTGACTCTCTACTCGGCAGAAAACACTCGCCGGCTCGCTCCGCTCCATTACTCTTTATACGACATGTTGAAAAGGCGAGGGTGGCTGCTGGTCGGTGAACCGACCGATCAGCACGTTTCAAGCCTTACAGGCGCTACTTTTTTGAGTTTTGACTATTCATCCGCGACAGACAACATTAAGCGGGAATACGTGAAAGTAGCAGTTGAGGTATTGGAAGAGCAGGCGGACCATTTGCAAGAAGAGGAGATCGAGGCACTCCGGGTGTTATCGAATCTTGTTGTTGATGGAAGGGAGACATTTTCAGGGCAGCCGATGGGCTCTGTTATGTCTTTTCCACTTTTGTGCGTGATCAACAAGACCGTAGTTGACATGTCACTGTCCGCGATGCTTGACAGGAAGGAGATCAGTTTTAGAGAGTACTCGTCGCATCCCCTTTTGGTCAATGGGGACGACTTGTTGACTCGCGAGGTACGGAGTACCACTGATCTTCGCGGTGAAGTGGTTAGACAAGGAAGTTATGTTGGACTCGTCGTCAACGAAGAGAAGACCATGGTCTCTGAACGCGACGGAGAAATCAACTCGACTTACTTTCAAGATGGCCACAAGCTACGGAAGTTCAATGCCTCCTCTTTGTGGATGGACGCTGGTGTCGAAGACGTGCTTGGGTTTGCAGCCCAGGCTACGGCTGACGGAAG